GTGACTGGCTGAGCATTGATGGTATCCCCTTCCAGCATCACGCTGGCTTTTCTCCACGTTGCTCCGCCATCGCGGCTGAGTTCAATGTAACTAGCCATAGCGCAGCGCGCCCCCCTCAATTTCTCCGTTCACAACGCGGATGATGTGGTTGTCCACCTCTTTCCCGCCAATTTCGTTGTGAACGTGAATCACAATTGCGCGGTCATCTTTCGCCTGCGAGCGCATGTTTGCAACCCGTGAGGCTCCAGAAAATGCGCCGCCGCCCCGCTCAAAACCGGGCAAAGCAAGCGGTTTGAGCGCGGCGGAATACCCTCCAACCAGACCCAACGCCATATTTGCGCCAATGCCCGCCATCACCGTTGATGGAGATTTGATGCCCAGCAAAGTTTTAATGCCCGCGATGGCCTGATCAATCAAACCGCTCAACGCTTTAACAACCTTGTCCCCATCCGCCAAAATTCCCTGCACAAGCCCGGCAATCATTTGCCGACCCATCTCCAAAAGTTTTGACGGAATGCCTCCGAAGAATTTATCTATTCCGTTAAAAATCCCGATGACGGTTTGTTGCACAGTTTGCCATGCGCCCGCCCAGTCGCCGTTGATGGCCTGCATGACAGATTTAATAATGCCAAGCACGGTGTTGATCGTTGTCTCAATGTAAGTTTTAATTCCATTGAATACAAATTCAACAATTGGAACAATGAGAGGCAAAACAGCTTCTACAACCGATTTGATCGCGTTAAAGACAACGCTAATCGTGGATTGCATCAACGGCCAGTTGGCTTGCACCCACCCCACTACTTTCTCAAACTGCGAGATTAAAAACTGCGCAATGGGAATGATGACGGTGCGAACAACTACGTCAATTGCGTTAAAAACGCCCTGAATCACTGTGCTGATTTGGGGCCAATTGGCTTGCACCCAAGCAATGGCCGCGCCAAGCGCGGCGGCGATGGTCGTGACCGCTGGGATGAGATACGTTGAAACAAATGAGCCAACTCCGGCCAGAACCGCGCCAATGATCGCGCTGATTTGCGGCCAATTGGCCCGCACCCAAGTGATCACATTCTGGACAACTTCTTTTACTATCACAAATGCGCTTTGCGCCATTTTTCCGAAATTTCCGAACCTTCCTTGCCCTGTTGTTAAACCGATTACAAATTGAGATATGCCAGTTACTAGCTGAGAAATTCCGTTTTTTACCGATGGGATAACCGAAATCGCCCACTCGGAAAATTGGCGGATGAGAGGCAATATAACAGGCATCAACTCAGACCCCAGCGTGACGGATAACCCCTGCCCCATCATTTTTATTTCGGCCAGACTGCGCTTGAATTTCACGGCGTTGCTCACGCCGTCCTCGCCAATGTCCAGCCCGAACAGTTTTGCTTTTTGACGCGCTTCTTCCAACCCGCCAGCGGCGATGGCGTGCATGGTGTCCGACAAGTCTTTGCCTGTTTTTCCAAACACGCTCATCATTGCGTTTGTTTTTTCAATGCCATCGGGCATCACGTCAATCTTTGTGGCGATCTCGTGTAATAGCGTGGTTGTGTCTTTGAGCGGTCCCTGCGAAACAAACGTTTTGGTTATCGTCCGCCCGGCATCCCCCAGCTTTTGCTGCATGGTTGCAATTTCTGCGCCAAGATGCTGATACTCGACGCGCTGGGATTCGGTCACGTGCTTGCTGGTGGCGATGGTGTTTGCGAGATCGTGATACCTGGCCGTGGCCGTTTCCAGTCTGGTCTTCATGGCCGCCATCTCATCACCGGTCATCTTGTAAACGGGCACATTGGCCGTGTAGGCTTTTCCCGTCGTGTAGACGCTAATGCCAAGCTCTTTGATGGCCTGCCCGGTTGTCCCCAACTCCCCCTTCGTATTGGTCAATCCGCGGCTCATAAACCCCATCTGAGTAGTTAGCGCGTTTACATCGCCGCCAACGCCCAAAATGGCAACGGATAGCGCGGCTGAATCGCTGGCATTTGTGCCCAGCACATCGCCGATTGTGTCAAGCTGGTCGCCCCAGTCGGCGGCAGACTTTACCGCGCCCATCATGGCCGTGGCCGCCACGCCAATGCCAGCCGCAAACGCGCCAGCCGCGACCGCCGCCACCTGGGTGAGCGCGACCAACACCCTGCCCGCCCCGCTTACCATCGCGCTAAACGCGCCGCCAATGCGACCGCTGGCGCTTTCAACCAACCCTGCCAGCCGCGAGGTGTGCTCCGACGCGGTTTGCTGCTCTTTGCCCAACTCGGCCACTTTTAGCTTCAACGCTTCAATGTTCAAACGCGCTTTTTCAACACGGGGATTGTGTTCATCAAATTTTGCGCGCAATGTGTTTAACCGCTCGGTTTGCAACACAATTTCGTTGTTGAGTTGCTTGGCCTCCAGAGCCATTTTTTGCTGGCTGGCGGCGGCCTGCGCCCCGCCTGCGGCCCAGTCGCCGCCAATTTTTCTCGCGCTCCCGCCAATCTGGGTGGCCGCGCTGGCCGTGGCCGATACAGACGCGGCAACGCCGCTGATAAACCCGCTGCTATCAGCCATCAACTTGACCACCAACCCGCGCAGTGTTCCCATTTTTAACGCTTCATCCCCGCCGCCCATGCGCGAATGTTCGCGGCAATGAGTTCGGCAGATTCGTCTTCGTCGTATTCCTCTTGTGTCTTTCCGAGCATGAATTGTTTTGGCTCTACCGCGTCCTCTTTTTCCCCGCGCTGACGATTGATCAATGCCGCGATCAACATCGCCATGTGCGCGTTTTGGTCGGTCGCGCCAAACGGCTCAAGCTGGAAATACGCCATCCATTCGGCAAACTCGGCTGAATCAATCTCCGCCTGCGCTTGCCGAACGGATATGCCAAACGCCAGCGCTAATCTGAACCAGAATCGCCGCTCTGGTCGAGCGGCAAGCCTTTTCCCAATTCCTCAACATCCTCCTCGCGCAGCCCGTTGATCTTTTGGGCAATCTCATACAACCGCGAAAGCACAGAAGCCGATTTCTTGCCCAGCTCCCCCGCGTCCGCATCAGAAAAGATGCGCTGGCCGCTCTCATCAACGATCGTGCGCACAAGCAATTTCGCTCGAATGTTTTTGAGATTGAGATCAGTTTTCTTGCCGCGCAGCGTCACGATCTCGGCTTCAAACGCATCGCGTTCTGTGCCGCTCATCGTGGTGATAAAAACAGTGATGCCCCACTCTGGCACTTCCGCCCGTTCTTTTTGGCGGTCGCTGGCGGCCAGAATTAGATCGCGCAGGTTTTTTGTGTCACTCATGTTTCACCCTACGGGGTAATGGTTGGCGCGCCAGTGGGCTGCACTTCAACCTCGCACAGGTATGCCCCTTCCTGCTCAGATGTTCGCCCCAGAGTTTCAATGTGCGCAGGAACGGCGATGATCTCCGACCCGTCCTTATCAGAGAAAGACATATTCACCGGGGTAGCGCTGTTAAAGGCCGTTGTGATGGCCGCATGAGTGGCCGCGGACTTATCCCACACCAGCGTCATTTTTGCCTTGCCCCATTCTTTCTTTCCAGAATCAAGCCATTCCTGCCATCCGCCGGTTGAATCGTGCGTTGTGACATCAACCAGCTTCTTTTTCATGTCTGGATACTTGAATTCCTTGACTTGAGCAATCGCGGTGAGGGTTGCGCTCACTGTGATTTTTACAAGCACTCCATATCCTGGGTGTTTTGCCATTTCATTCCTCCAAATAAATAAACTTGTAGTCGCAGCGAACAATCGCCGCTCCCTCTATTCCAGAATCTTCATCTTTGCCCGCTTGATTGCAGACAAAGATTTTTAACGTGTTTGTCCCGTCGCCCATTTGACCGTTAAATCCGTGTAGCGCGTTGCGCAGAGCGGCGGCCAGCGTTTGCGCGGCGTTGTATGTTTCTGCCTGGCACGCAAACTGAAACATGGTCGTGACAACATTTAACGGCCCGTCATGCGCCAGATCATCATTGCCCAGGCTAATCTCCTGGTATGCCATCGCAGGCATTGGCGCGTTTTCGGGAATGAGCTGCGGGTAAAGCCGCGTCCCAATCAACGCGCCTACAAGCGCATGATTTGTGAGATGTGCAAAAAATGCCTCATGCAGCATCATGCCGAATCAAGCCCCCTTTGCATTTCGTCCGCCATCGCGCCAATAATTTCGTCTTCGTGTTCGTCAATAGCCGGTCTCAAAAATGGCTTTGCCGCCACACCCCCGCGCTTTATGCTCTGTGTGAATACGTCCATGCCGTCCGTTGCAAAGTGCATCACACCTTTTGATCCATAAACTTTCCGGCCCTTTCCGCTTGATCGTTTGGTTCTGCCCTTGACCAGATTCACTTCAAACGGCTGCACTCCATACTCCCGAAAACGCCATCGCCAAAACTTCCCTTTGATGCCGATGCTGGCGCTCTTGTTTGCGCCGCCCGCATCATCCATCTCGATCTCAACCTCTGGCCGAGGCGCCCTGGCATTGGCGTGTTTTTGCACCACT